TATAACGAGAGCGTGTAGATACTCTCCGTGATAATTACTGTGGTTGGCTGTAAATTCTTTTCTTACCCAACACTTAAACTGAGGTATGTTAGAAATTAAGTATGACATTTAAGGTGCAAATTAAACTTTGCCGCCTTTTGACATATATTTAGTTCCTTTCATAGCTCCACCTTTAGCCATATACTTAGTGCCCTTCATAGCACCGCCTTTTGCCATGTATTTAGTTCCTTTAACAGAACCGCCCATAGCGTATCCTTTAGTTCTTTTATACATTATTTTTTACCTTTTTTTGTACTGCTTTTTTTTACAGGTGTTTTTTTCTTGGCAGGAGCTTTCTTTTTAGGCATATTTATGTAAATACGTTCATCCTTTACTGGCTCATCTGGTCTTACTTTAGCGTTTAACCTTGCTTGTAATTTTGGATCCTCAGATTTTTTCTTTGGCATAATTTCTCCTAGCTTATAGTGGTTACTTTTCTGCGGTTATTCATAACTTTACCACAACCTTTAGCTATAAAACCACCATTTTTCTTTTTAACTCTGTTTTGTGCGGCCATTGATCTTTCTATAGCAGCACCTCTTTTTTTCTCGTAGGAAGATAATTTACCGTCTTTATTAAGATCTGCTTTGTTTTTATTCATAGGGCCTCCTTGACTCATTGAAACTTTTGCTTTTTTAGTATTAGCAACTACTGTCTTGCCTTTACTGCCTGCTCTTTTTTTCTTTAGTGCCGTTGCTCTTCTTTCAGATTTTGACAGACTATTTGCTTTAGATGCAGGCAAACATCTATCTGGATTTTTTTTATCTTTGCTTGTGCCACAAGCTCCTTTAATAGATCCATCTGTACCTATACGTTTCCAATTTTGACCTTCCCAATCAGCAAGTTGTCCCATTATCTTAATCTAGCTTTCATAACAATACCTTGGCCCCTTATAACTGGACCACCTTTAGCTTTTTTTGTTCTTTTAGATTTTTTAGCATAGTTTGGATCTTTGCAATACTTAGATGCAGCCATATTTGCATAAGCTGAAGGATATGTATCAAAAGTTCTTTTTGCCCAAGCTTTACCAGAAGGACAAATTTTACCACCACTTTTTGCTTTAGCCATTTAACAATCCCAGTCTCTTCTAGCCCAATAATTAGCACTACATCTATCTGTAGTACCGCTCATGCCACCACTACGGGCACAATAAGATTTTTTTCTGGATTTAGTGTTTTTGTGCATACCGAGTTTGGCATCACCAAAGGTTATACGTTTAACTCTAGAACTTTCGCTACTACAACCTTTGACAAAGACTTCTTTTCGTTTCTTACCATATCCAGGGCTACCTTTTGAAATAGCCCTAGGTCTGTTTAAAGTTACAGTTTTGCCTTTATATTCCGCCATTCATTAATAGTTTTTATTAAGAACTAAAATAATTGAATATGTGTCACCACTAGAGTGTCCAACAGTAGTAAGGTCAATATCTCCAGTAACTCCACTTCCTGCATTATTTGGTATGCCTGTAAATAGGTCATAATACTCATCTCCAGTGCTATCTGATGGTAAACCAGTTAATAACACATTAGAAGTAGCATCAAACTCTAAATTTACACCCATACCTCTAGTAGCCCAATATATTCTAGCGACTGATACTGAAGTACAAGACTCTCCTGCACTATTTGTAGTAAGTGCAGAAACGTCTACTTTCTTTACAGCCGATTCACCTGTGCCATCTGACACATTAGTAAACTTCATAATAGCAGTCTTTTCGCCATCTTGAATGGTTTGTGATGTTACTGCATCAGCCATAATTTACTCCTTATCTTTCAACTGCTGCTACTACGTAGTCAATAGTCATAGTTTGTGCAGAAGCTTCACCATTTTGAATACCGAATGAAACTGTTAATTCCTCATCATCTGGTAAATTAGTGTTTGCTACAGCTACAGGTTCTGCATTATTTACTGAGTAATAAACTTTTGAAGTGTCTGGGTCAATAAACCAAGTTACTGTAATAAAAGTATCATCCGCCATAGTTGCTACATCTTCTGTAGTTGTTGCACTGTTATTTTTCTCTACTAAGAAATCTAAACCTGCATCACCGTCTGCTGAAATAAAGAATACACCGTCTGTAGTATCAAGTGGTGTTGTATCTGTAATTCCAAGGCCTATAACAAAGTCTGATTGATCTACATCATTTACTTTGAATCTAGCTGAGAAGTATGCTCTTTTACTTGTGCTTAACTTAAATGCTTCGCCTTTTAATTGTAAAAAGTCTAAGTCATTATCTCCAGCAGCATTAGTAAGCAATAAAGCCCCACCTGCTGACGAAGTTACAGCTTCAGTTGCACTACCTGTACCTGCTTCAGTAGTCGTAATAGTCCAGTCGCCTGAGTTATACGTCATGAAATCATTATGATACATATAGAATGTTTGGTCAGATGGATATGGTGCAAACATAGGCATATCTTTTTTATGCTTAGTTGCAACAGTATTACCTGCCCATAATATTAAGTTTTGAAAATGTGGATTAGCCATTATGAACTCCTTTACTTGTATTAATGGAAATCGAAATCGATCCTCATTAAGCTAATTAATTTTTTAACTATCTTGAGTTTACACCTAGAAATAAAAGTAATCAACAAAAAAAGGGAGCCGAAGCTCCCTTAGTAATTGTAGTTGAGTGAGAAACGCTACAATAATTCGTTCCTTTAAGCTCCTTGAGAGCCGTAAACGGCTCTAAAGTTTGAATATCCGAAGCTATAACGCTCTCTAGCCTTATATCTCATGTTGCCAGTATCGAAGTCACCTTCCAATGAAGTTGTCATTGGAGATCTTTCAAAATACTTAAATCCGTCAGGACAGTCTGTTTTCAAGAAGAAAGCATCTGTATCTGTCAGATAGTTATTTACAACATAACCATCAGGTAGCATACCAGTATTCTTAATAGCATTAATGTCGTTGTCAGACGTACCAACTCTTCCAGGAGTTTGTAATAATCTGTCAGCCACAAATACTAATTGTGGTGGAATAATGAGCTTCATACCTTTTAACGCAATGTTAAGACCTTTATCATCCGTAAATGTAGAGATATTAATTAATGCGTCTTCAAGTGAAGTTTCATTAAGATCCGCCATAGTGGTTGCTCTGTTTGCTAAAGTGCCACCGCCGCCTAATGCATGATCAGTTGCTACCAAAGTGCTACCATCACCACCTGTTGTAGAGAACGCATTGTTCAATACAGAAGCAGCTTTGATTTGCTTTGTGTTAGCCATAGATCTAGCTAGTGCTTTAGTGTATCTTGCTCCAAGCCTGTCATACAGGTTATCTTCTACTGCTTCTTCAGTTAGTGCGAATGCCAAAGCCACTGTTTCGTGGGTGTAACGTGAAGTATAACCTTCGTTAGCTGTATCAAATCTGACACCGCTACCTTCAGCTTTTACTTCTGCATTACCAAACCCTACTATTAGAGTTTCTTCTTCAAACGCTCTATCAGAAGTTTCAGTATCGTAAATTTCTGTATGTTGAGCTTCGTATCTTGAGTATTCCATGCCGAACAAGGCGTTTAAACCTGGCTCTAATTCTTTCGCTAATTGCGCTCTATTAATTGCCATTATTTATACTCCTGTTGGGTCGACATAGAAATGCTCATTAAATTTAACAATCACATTCACGTTAGCTGAACCTGTTGTACTGTTATCTGGGTCACTCGAAAAGCCCATGATTCTGAACGTAGCAGTTGTAGCTGCTGTTGTTCCAGATAATTCTACTGCTGACATACCAGTTTTGGTAGATCCGGTAGAGTAAGAAATATCTGCGTTCAAACCGACATCAGTTTGAGCTGGAGAACCTGCACTTTGAATTTCAAATACAGCATCAGGGTCATCTACTACGAACGCAACAATATCGGACGATACAGTGCCATCAGGGTAATAAGATTTGAATACAACATCACCGTTTGAATCAGTGAATTGACATCCTCTAAATACACCTATTGACTCATCACCAGCAGCAGCTACTAAAATAGTACCTGTGTTGGTCATTTTTACTAAATCGCCTGAAAAAATATTCCCAGAAGCGCCGGAGGCAATTTTATATTCTGTTGTTCCGCCATTAGCGACACCAGAACCTAATTTACCTACAACTCTTGCTCCGAAAGGGGCATTTTTGTTAGCCATAATAAGTCACCTTATATTTGTTATTTTAAGTTAAAGTGATCAACTTCGTTGACCACCGCCAAAAGTTACTTTGCTTGATCTCTGAGGTTTTAACATCGGAGAACTAGGATCTGATTCCCTCATCAAATCGTTATCCACAGCATCTTGCTGGGTTTGTGCACGCTTAGCATAGTAGGAGTTTCTTTCCTCACGTGTTTCATTAGGAATCTTAGCCAATAGCAAACCACCTCGTGCAACAACTCCTGCATGTTTACCTTGTTGTAGGGTATCAAAACGATCTTGGTCAGAAGTATGTAACTCGTCTGATCTTACTAGGTCGAAACCTTCGCTTAATCTAGAAGTTACGTTCTTACGATCTTCTTGGCCTACAATTTCGGCTCGTATCCACCTGTAAGTATAACCTTCAGGTGCAGGAGGAGTATCCAACGTAGATGGTGGGCTCCATGGTTTGCGAGCTACTTTATCAGCTCGAGTGTCGGCAGAACGCGGGGTTCTGTTTAAATCTTTGTTATCTTTTTCTGTCATAACTATTACCTTTTAACATATTTTGCGTACTCTGTTAAGGGTACGTTTAATCTTTTTGCCATTTGAACTTCTGCTGGCGACAACTTAACTTGTCTTTTTGAGCTAGTATTACCAGCTACTCTGCCTGCTGAAGCCACCTTTTGTTGAGGCTTCGACTTAGCAGAAGACTCTTCAAACTTGTGCGGAAATTCTTGTCGCAATCTTTTATCAACCTCTGAATAATACTCATCAGATCTAGCGTCATAACCTTCTTGAACTAGTTTTTGATCTATAGAGAAAGCAGCAAGAGTCATGATTTCATCTTCACCAAACCATGAGTTATTATCGACCCACTTTTCTTGTTTAGCATCAAGCTTTGGTGGAGCCTGGTATTGTTGAGCTGGTTGTTGAATATTTTGTTGCGGTTGTCCATTCATGTTTACAGGTGTTTCTTGAACCTGTTGTTGAATAGCCATTTTAGAAGTATTTACTTTATTTTCTTCTACAGCTATTTTTGCTAAAACATCTTGAGCTTTAGCGACCTTGTCGTAATCTTGAACCTCATGTGCAGACTTAAGTGCAGACATAGCTTGTTGTTTTTGTGACTTGAGCCTATTTTCAGCTTCCATCAAATAAGATCTATCTAGATTAGAACTTCTAGCTTTTAGTTGTTCGTTTTCAGCAGCTTGTCTTTTTGCATATTCATAAGCAGACTCTTGGCCTCTTTCAGCTTCTCTTAACTTTCTTGTAAGATTGTTAATTCTTTTTTGTACGCTTTTAGAATAATCTTCTAATTCTTCTTCTTGTTTTGCTTCTGGTTCTTCAGAAACATTTTCTATTTTTTCTTCAGCCTCTTTGTCCACAGACTCCATTGGAATTTGTGTTTTAGGCTTTTCATCTTCTAAGGGTTCAATTTCTACAATTTCCCCTTCATCTACTATTTCTTCTTCTATTACCTTTGCATTTTCTTCAGACATATTTTCTCCTTATACTGCAAGAATATCATCAGGATCAAGTATGGTAGCTATCACCTCATCATCGTTAATGATTCTACATTCAGATTCATCACCGAGTTTGAAACGAGCACCAGCATATCTGCCTATTAATACCCATTGTTTTTCCTGACACCAAGGATGTACAAACTTGCTTTCATCTTTGTAGCAGTCAGGACCCATTTTAACCACATAGCCAACCACAGTAGCTAAAGACTCTCTATCTACGGTTGATTGTACTAAGTGTATTCCACCTTCTGTTACTGCCTTACCTGCGTAAGGAAGTATTAACATACGCCAACCTGTTGGTTGTGGCATACGATCTAAAAAGGATTTTTCTAATAAGGTAGGGTCTAAAACCCTTGCTGTTCCAGGAACATAAGCAACATTTTCTTCTACTTCTTGTACTGGAGTTTCTTGTTTTTCTTCTTGTTTCTTTGCTTTTAAATCTGCCTC